CGCTGTTCATTTTAGGATTATACTGACCGACAGTCATTGTTTCAGGAGTGTCGATTGATGTAAGTTGTTCCTCAGTAATCTTCGCCAATGCTTCACGAGCCTGTCTTTCAGTTTCGCCAAAGTACCATTTACGAATTTCAAGTTTCGATTCAAGTCCATTCTGATACAGTGTAAGCCGTTTATTCAGTTCACGTTCAACATCGACCAGAATACTGTCATCCCACTCAAACGACACGTCATAATCTCCACTAGGAGTAATCTCATACAGGTCACAGTACACATTCATGATATAGATAACATCACGAAGTGTGGATTCAAGCGATTTCTGAATTTCAGCATTTACAGCATATGACCGTTGTTTGAGAATCTTCAGTTCGGTTGCTGTTCGTGCTTCAGCGGCAACATCTGACAGCGTACCTCTTGAAAGACCTGTGGCATCCTCAATTCTCATGAGAATTGCATTAAGTCCTTGAATATACTGCGTATCTCTAAGAGACGGTGCATAAGGCTCAAACAGTTCATTTTCATCAATATCGACCTTACGATATAGACGATTCTGCATATTACCAAGAACAGTTTTACCGTCCTGTCTTGCTGGGTCTGCCATGAAGTTAAACGCATTACGGTCAATATTGACAGCCATTTCACCGGCTTCATATTCCCACAGTAGTCTTGAATACTGCATATCGGCGTCTTTAATAAGACTTACTGCTCTACTATAGCCCGATACTCCGAGAGGGCTCTTAGTATCGACTGTATTTGCTTCAGGCATTCTAAAATATGCGAACAGCGGTCTACTAACATTGGAAATTGTTGTTTCAGGCGCAAGTTCTTTCCATTCTGGAATAGACGTGAGCGGAACTTCCTGCCCTAAATCAGTGTTATTAATACCAAGTTCTGTATTCTGTAGTGCTTTATATGCCTTATTTATAATAGTGACGGTATTATTTTCCCACTTATGGTATTCAAGTCGTCTGTAAATAATGTTCTGTTCAACACGGGTTTGAATAAATGCCGCTTCAGTAGCATTTCCACTTGCGTCAAACGACAGAGGATAAAATGCATCAGCCTGTACAAAATCAAAGATGAATTTATACTTCGGCTTTTGCTTATCTGTCACAGCAGGGTCTACAGTTTCACCAAGCATACGTTCACTAGGAACTTCAACAGGATAAGGTTTGATAACAAAACCACCTTTGGCAATTCCGTATTCAAGTTGTTTTCTAAGGTGCTGTTCCTTTAGTACTTTGTACTGTTCATTTAAGAATTCCGCTCTTGCAGAATCACCAACTGGCTGAGTTTCAGTAATTGTTTCTGGTTGAAACGCTAACGGATTTAACGGATTTGTAAATTCTTCCGTTTCTTCTGTATTTTCACCTGTAGGGAAAATCTTTGTTCCTGGCTGTACATAGTTGGGATTAGGTTTTTCCACTTCAACAGTAGGTGTTGTAATCTCACTTTCCAATTCAATGAGTGCCATACGTGCTTTTTCACTTGCAATCATTGATGGAATACCCAATGACACAACTCTCACAGGGTCATCGTATGTAGGCTCATGTAGCCAAGGGGCTTCATTTTTATACATAGAATCCCAAAGAGTAATTGCATTTTCCATTTTTGTAGAAACAGCAGGTGCTATGTGTAATTCCTGTTCAATAGTGCGATTTCCAATCATTTTTCTCAGAATCTCCTTTAATTTGGCTATTAATGTTGCCCACATATGTAGTCACCTCATTAAACACGTTTATCTTTAATAGGACGTTTTTTCTTATCTGCATCAGCCATATTATTTCTAATATTAACGGCTTCCTGATACGAACCGGCATTAATTGTAATACTATTGCCGTTCTTTAATTGAATTTGCCATCTATTTGGAATTGGGTGGTCATATCGAGTAAAATTCTCACTAGACGTTTCATTTCCATGACCACGCTGTGTACCAAATTTAGTTGACACCCACGCAGATTTACCGCCCACCCACGCTTTATATCCCATATTAATCCACCTTTCTACTTGTCATAGGTTTAAAGATAATATTTCCGCTAAGTTCAGAACGCATATCTTTTCCATATAACAAGATTACATCTGGTTCTAATATATCAAGTATTTCATTCCAATGTTTTTTAAGTGATTGCCAATTACCCCATCGACCTTCACCCATTGTTGACACTGCTATTGTACTATGTTTTGGGACTCCGTCTAAGTACCAATTTATATCTTCATCATTTCCCCAAGTAATTGTTGGAATAACTTTAATTCCACAATCTTGCCAATATCTAGCACACCAATTTTTTCTATAAATGTTATAAATCTGAATCGCTTTAGGGGAATTTGCATACGGACTAAAATCTGGACTTAACACATATGCAAACTTAGATAACATTTCTGTATATCTGTCGGGACGATTCCATACACGCTCAAACTGATAATCATGTAAGAAAAAATGTACACCCTTATGTTCGGGAAACTTTTCTCGTAGCGCAAAGTTAAATCCCTGTAATGCGATATTCTCTAAATCATCAATATGTGTCGGCAGTAATTTAGGGATATCATATTCTCCCACACCTTCAAAGTGAGCATACGCTAAATTACATATGTTCTGTTCCAAGAATCTAGTAGTATTTTTGTCGTTATAGTCAAATATCATGATTATCTTTTTCCAGTTGTTTTGCTAATCTATCTACTAAATACTCATCTGTCCAATGCTTTGAACGAATCTGTACAACTCTCTTACTACTATTGACAGTTCCCCCTATAAGATAGTCTATATGGTCTACGATATTAGGTGCTATATTGAATGCACGTTCATTAGGGTAAGTTTCCCACACATATTTTCTGAACAACATATCATCATTTTTACCGTTTTCCCACCACTCTTTATAAATAGGATTACCTATGATGTAGTTCAGAACCCATTTAGCACATCCTTTTGCTACAAGATTAGGTATTCTTATGCATAAGAATGAGAACCACATTTTAGTTGCAGGGACATCCCCTGCTTCATTTTCACCATCGTACATACTCTTAAAGCCACAAACAATGCCATGATTATACTTATCAGTCTGTTCCTTAAAGTCATGGCTGATAATTACATCATCTTGAAGATGCCATGTGCCAGTTTCTGAAGTATCTACTTCTTGAAAAGCATGCATACATGCAGTAAGGTTATTCTCTTTCAGAATATCGTTATGAATACGAATATCCTCTCTGTTAATGCCCTGCTCTAGCATAGATGATATAAGATAATTCTCCACATACCACATTCTTTTAGGGACTGCGTGAATCATGTACTTAGTCATAATTAGTTACCCTTTCTGTTAGCATATTTCTGTAACGCATAACGTGTCGCATCAATACTGTGGTTATTTTCATCGGGGTACGCACTGATAAATTCACCTGCTCTATCTTGTTCGTACTCGTAATTAATAAATTCCTTGTACGTATCAGGACATCTTCTCTTGTCTATATAAATATGTCTTAGACCTTGTAACCACTTAATACCATAACGTACAGAGTCAGGACCTTTGTTTGCTCCTCTGATAAATGCTCCATACGCTTTAAAGTCTGCGATAGACTTAGGTTCAGCGGAATCAGCAATGACAAGTTCATCTGTACTGACTTTCTTTTCTTCTTCATAGAGCATTCTATAAGCGTCTTCATTACGTGTTTGATACGTTGTAAACTCATCGAATATATATAAATCTAAACGCTCAGCATCGAAGTTACAGCGCACAAATCTGAACGGGTCCATAGCAAACCCCCAGTCAATTCCATTATAGATATTTTCAAATGTCATCCACATAGGAATTGTCTCAGTGTACGGAGCGCCGTTTTTATCATATCTGACAACTTCAACGGGTTGATTCATATCCAAGTCTTCAACATTCTGAAATACATCACCGCCTGTACCTGTTGGCACACCCATATATTCATGAATGTACGCACGTTCATTGACAGATTTAAGCATGTCGGCTTCCTCAATAAACTGAGGGCCTAGCCAATCTTGTGGTACATCAAGATAACTGTTTCTAACTACTAAAGTATTTTTTCTGAGTGTTTCTCGGATTTCACAGTTTTCAGCATACTCATTTGCCCAGTTATTCTTACTAATGGGCGGGTTGAAAGTTCTGAAATCCCAAAACTTATCGCCGCCACGCATTGTTGACTGTGTGACGGTACGAATTTCTGCTTCACCGCCAAATTGGTCTAATTCTTCAAACCAAGTAATGCCTAAATACCCAAATGGTGGTTTAATAGACTTTACTTTCATCGGGTCATCAAGACCCATAAAGTAAATGCGTTGTCCTGTAGGTCTATATACGATAGGGTTAGCATATGTTTTAGGTATATAAAACAATTCCCCAACCCCTAATTGATAAATTCCCCACACTACCTGTGAGTAAATACTGTTCTGAATCGTATTACCAACTTTTCTAAAACAGATAGCATGTACTTTAGGGTTGAGCATAATCAATAAAATGATTGCTACACCGCCTACAAACGATGATTTTGTACTACCACGACCTCCTGCAAAGACATAATGAGTATGTCCATGATGCAGAACATCATCTAGTACATCATCATACATTGGTATAATGCAATCTTTTATTGAGATATTAATTTTTGAATCATGTACCTGTGTCGCTAACATTAGTTTTTATTGATGAAGTGTGTTACCAACCTATCTCTCTCTTCCTTCATTTCCTCAACCCCATTGCCATCTATCATATGATTCAGAATAGACGCAACAGATGTGCCTATCATATTCAGTGAAGCATTAAGTTTCTTGGAATCTTCCGCTCGTTCACGGTCAGATTGTTCGATTTTCAGTTTAATGGATGAAATATCATTTTCTAAAACTTTAAATCTTTCAAAATCCTGCTCTAAATGTTTTGTATTCTTCTCTACTTGAACTTTCAGTTTTCCTGTGGGCGTAATGGAAAACAGAAATTGAACTCCCTTTACGGCTGAGACGATAATAGCGACCCAGCCACAAATCTCTAGGAATTTACTAAAGTCTTGCATTAGTCTCTGGACCAATCAAACTTGATTTCAAGAACGTTGTCTGCCTTGCCCGCGGCACGATTCTCAATATCAATAGTACGTTTTGCCAATTCCTGTGCCGCTTTAGTTCTTTCAGCAAGCGGAGCATCAAGACCAAATTGATCCTTAATTTCACCTCGCATGACCTGTGTCAGATAATTCATTACTTCCTCAGAATCTGCAATGCCTTTTTTGCGCATTTGTTGATTTCTGCGTTGAATCTCCATAATGACATTAGGTTTTTCCAGCATATTTCTAGCCATACTTCTAAGAGTAGCCTCATTATCAGTATTACTGAGATTTGCTTTCTTTGCGGCCTCAAACCCGTTCATATCTGTCATATAAGCATCGACAAAAGCCATCTCTTTTGCTGATAATGGTGTATCAACTTTAATCTTACGTCCTCGACCGCCTTTACGATTTTCTAAAGACGTAATCTTTTTTCTTCTAGCCATTATTCAACCTCCAATCCATGTTTTTCAGCATATCTTTGTTTTGCCTCTTCCCAGATAGGATTATCATGAGGTACTGGAATGTTATTCATTTTATACCAATAGTCTCTAAGAAATAATACAATCTGAAGTTGTGAAACGGAACTGAATAATTCTACATTAACAGAATGTTCTTTATCTTCATCCCAATATGCTTTCTTAATCGTAAACATATTAACCGGTCTATGCTGTTTTTCACTATAGAATTGAGAGCGGTTGATTAAAATTTTCTCCCCTTTAGAGTTTATAGCAGTCTGTAATTTCCTAATAAGTGTAATATCATTCCTAGACATAAAGAACCAGTTCCTTTTTTCACTTGCATTATATATAAAAATAGGGAAATTTCAAAATCAGAATAAAAAATCAGTACTTTTTCAGCAAAATAAGTGTTTTTCTATAGTGAAAAATAACACTTCAGCACTAAAATTACTGATTTTTTGTTCACAATATATGAATATTCGCTCATATATTCGTATAAAAACATGCCGACTTTATTATAAAAACAGCAAAAATTTTAAAAATTGAGATTTTGAGGATAAGTTTTTCAGAAATCAAGCGACTTTATAGTATAAAAAATCAATATTTTAAAAAATCAGCATATAGAAAACACTCATTTCAATTAAGGTTGAGACTTTATATATAAAAAATTACTTATTTTAAAAAATCGACTTTATATATAAAACCCTGCTCACGTCAAAAAACGAGAGAGAAAGGGGTCATTTGCGGAAAAATTGTGAAACAAGCCACATCA